AAATGTGTTTACTAAACAGGCATTGGCTTCCATAGAACCACTATCGTCAGTTATGCGTTTGTACATATCATTCCCATCGCCTACGATAGTAACGAACTTATACTCCCCTGTCCAACTTTCGTTGTATATCGTTCCGTGTCCTATGTTGTTTGTTATCGTTCCCCAACCCATTTATATATTTTTTTAATTTGGTTATGTTCTTATCTTTTGGTTTGTATGCTTTCATCTTTTTTGATAATACATCAAATTATTTTGTACAGCGTGAGCAAAATTTTCTGAATTTGTTACCCATTCAAGATTGTTTACGTTATTATCCGTCTTAATACAATTTTTATGATTTATTTGTGGTTTATTTTCATTATTTTTTATAAACGCTTTAGCTACTAATTGATGTACTAAATGATTTTTTTTGTTTCCATTTATATTTAGAGTGCAACGACAATAACCCTTTTTTGTAATCCAAAAAGGAACTAACTTACCCTTATAAGTAAATAATCTTGTTTTACTTAAATTATTAGGGTCTGTTCTTTCTATTTTTCTCGTTATACTTCTCACTCTACCTAAATTACTCACTTCATAATAGCCATCGTATCCACTTATTGGCTTCCATTTTTCTAATTGCATACGCTTTAATTTTAATTTTACATAAATATACTTAATAATAATGATGTGGTCAGAACCCATCCGTTAAAAGTTGCATCATTATCAGGATAAACATCCGAATCAGAGTTTGAATTGTATTCAGGGAATAGATTATTGTTAAAGGTCATATAATCTATAAACCTCTTTGTGTAATATTCCGCTGTGTTTCTTGCTTTATTTACAAGATAATCAACCTCTGATTTACTTACACTCTCTGCATTTTCGGAAGTGTGCTTAAACACTCCACCATTCTTTACTTGATAAGCAGCATAAGGCAAATACTCTACTTGTGCGTACCATATAAGCATTGGCTGTACATAGTCATTTACAAGGTCTAAATAATCGCCTGAAAGCGTACCTGCTATTATGTCTGCGCTTATCTTGTTGTATAAGTCCGTACCTAAATAGTTTTGAACTTGTATCTGTTGGGCAATCTTTATGAACTGAATAAACTTATCCGTGTCAACATTCCCATCAATGATGCTGTTCTTAACAAGGTCTGTGCGTGATATGAATAGTGCTGTTGCCATAATTAGTTTTTAAATCCCATTTTTTTCCAATAAGCAGCTGTATAACCTTTATACTTCATATCTTTAGGGGCAACAGGTACTTTCTGTGCATTAGTTTCAGGCTTAAACCCTTTGCTTTTTGCTTCTGTTGTACTAATAACATCGCCTAAACTTTTAGACCCCTCTTTACGTGCGTAGATACGTCTGAACCATTTGTGTTGACATCTCGCACCACCTTTGTATAGCCAAATAGAATAAGTATCAGAACCACCCTTGCCAAACCCTGCATTGACAACTCTTGTTTCCATTGACTTAATATCTTCTTTGCGATAGACCTTTTTAGCACTTATCATTTTATTGCAGAACTCTCGTGAGTTAGGACTTGTCTTTTGTGGGTTGTACATATATCTCACTAAAAAGATAGTGTCCTCTTGACCCTTTTGTTTTGACTTACCATCTTGATCACTCTCGCTATAAGGCTTTGCACTTCCTGTACTTGCAAGTTCTACCTGCTCGTTTAGTTCCTTAATCTTTTGGTCTTGCTCGTCTTCTAATTCGTAGTCAACCTCTGCTTCGTCTATAAGGTCAAAGTCCTTTAAAAGTTCTTCTTCGTCTTGACCCAAGTCGATAAGCGCATCAGCTATCTCGGTGTCTATAAATTTGTCCACATCAGAACTCATTTTAACCCCTGTTTCTTCCTCACGTGTTTCAGCATCCTCTACATTATCAAGGTCGGTAAATTCTAAAGGTTGTAGGGTCTTAAAGTATAGATTTAGCGAGATACCATTATAAGCAAGTATCTTGTCAAAGTTTTCTATTAGCAAACGCTGAAATGGTCTGATAACCGTATTGTCCATAAGGATAGTAGCTGTCTTTAACTCGTCTGCGTTGTTTCCAAGCCCTGTGTTGTCTTTAATTCCTAAAAGCATAGGACTTACTACCCTGTGCGATACAAGTATCTTACGTGAACTCTCATCGCTTAAAAACTGATACTGATTGTGGGCATCAGATAGTTGTATTGGCTCTATTGTAGCAGCTGTTTCTGCATTGTCGTTAAACGATAGTATAAACTTACCTGCATTGCTTGACCCACTAAACTTCTCATAGATACGTCTTTCAATAAGTTCCCTTTGTTCAGGGTCAGGTGTACCATTGTTCATATTGATAAGCATAGATGGGGCTAACCCATTCATTATGTTATTTAAATGGTAGTTGCTTATCTCTTCCTCTAACTCTGCGTATTGTGTGCCACCTTGATAGTCAACAGGGGAATAGTATTTAAATCCTGCACGATAAGGCTTGATGTAAAGGATTTCTAACCCCTCTTTTGAATAACCAAACGCAGGTATTCTTTTAAGGTCATCAGAACGCTTGTATTTAGCCCAATCGTAATGGTAAAAGTAGGCTTCGATTTCGCCTTTGTCGTTGCACTTCTCTGCCCTTAATGTTTCAACAGGTATGTGTTCAACTTTTACAATCTTGCTTCTATCTTTTGAGTAGATAATTTGCAACGCACATTGACCCATAAGTTTTAAATCGTACACTACCTTTCTTGTGCAGTCAGGTGTGAATAAGGTCATCATTTGGGCATAAGCATCAGGCTTACGGTTAGAATCAGTAGCATCCAATCCTTTACCGTAAATCATTTCGCTTACACCATTTATGATAGCGTTGTTTGTCGGACTTCCGTTGTATCTGTCTATAAGATATTGAAAGTAGTTATTGTCATCCCCATAAGACACAAAGTTTTGACCCTTTACTTCCTTAACAGCAGGGCTTGTGTATGTGCTTAAATTGACAATCCTTAAATCGTTGTTCATAATATAATATAGTCGTTATCGTAGCTTGTTTCACTTACATATTCCCCATCGTTTACAGAATAGTAGTTGTTAGTGTCTTGGTCAATAGTTTGGTCTGTGCAGAAAACTAAACCCTTATAGTAAATATCAGTTTGTGCAAAATTTTCTATTGTTAAAGAATAAAATCTACCCTCAACTAAATCTTGTTCAAATGAAAACTGAATAGTTGTTATTCCTTTTGATTCTGTAATATTAGTAGCATCAGGATTTGCAACCAATTCACTTCCGCTTGATTTGTCATAAACAGATATCCTTGCGAAAGCAACACTACTTCTTAACACAACCTTTATTGTTCCTGACTGACCTGCTGATGTAGTTAGTATGTGCATAACAAGTATTTTTTATCCTTTGTGCTTTCGACATATTCAAACTCTACATAATCAAAAGCTGAACTTACATCACATACATACTCTTTGTGCGTATCGCTAAATGTAGATGTGTATGTCATACCTATATATCGTATAAAGTTTAAATTTTGCGTAAAAGAAAAGGGGGCATAAAACCCCCTCAACTAACTTAACCTCAAAATGAAAAAACTTCTTCGCTAATATACTAATTAGTTACTAAACCTACAAATTAGGGAGTAGGGTCAATAGGAGTTCCTGAATCATCAGTTGGTAGTGTAGCCACAAAGAATGGTGGTGCAGTTTCCTGCGCTGTAAGAGTAAGTGTAAACCCACTCAAATCCCCCATAGCAGCACCTGTAACAACAGTACCACCTGTTACTTCCGCACCGTGATCCTTACCAACCAAGAAGCCATTACCATTGTAATCTTCTACTACAATCTGTGGTCTTCCGTGTGCTAAAAGTTTAATCTGCTCTTGTGTTGCTACATCTAAAGTTGTTAATGTAACATTCAAAGTTGATTCATAAAAGGTAGTACCATTCTCTCTTGAAGAGTTGATGGCAGTTTCCAAAGATGAATTGCCTTTGATTTCGTATTTGTAGAAAGATACGCTATCATCTAAAGTGATTGTACCACTACTATCCGTAAGGTCAGCTGTGGTAGTCGTATAGGGGGCAAAATAAATGTTTTTCAGACCACCTACCGCACTTTTGCAAGGTAACGCTCTTCCGTTTGAAACTGAACAAGCCATAGTTTTATAAATTAAAAAAGGGTAGGCAGGCTCATCGGCTTACCCACCCCTTTATTGTTAGACATTTGATTTATTACGAGTAAAGAACGATGTCAGAACCAATACCAAACTGAACACCTGCTGTATAGCGCATAACTACACGAACATTTTGTGAACCATCAATATCAGCCATATCAATTACTTTAACTTCGTTTCTGTCATCAAGCAATCCTGTACCGAAGAACAAGTTTGATTTTTGAGCAGCTACCGCAGTGTTGTCAGCAAGTCCTTTAGCTACGAAGATATTGATACCCTCGAAAGACAACTGACCACCGTTGTACCATTGTGTACCTTTGTTATCTACACCGTTAGCACCGATTGTAGCAACAAATCCACCCAAAGCACGTACATAAGCACGAGCAATGTTAGAAGATACATAAAGTGTCAAATCCTCTTTTCCGTAAACCGCAGATGGGATAGCATCAACGATAGCACCTAATTGTGCAATTACGTTAGAAGAATCAACAGATACAGCAGTAACGTCAACCACAGTTCCATCAGCAAGTAAAAGAGTTTCA